CCCTGCTGCGCGAGAACATCGGCTTTGCCATCGATGACCTGGCGGGGCAGCACACGACCGCCTTGGCCGGGCGCGTGGTGCAGATCAGCCAGAGCCAGGACCGCGCGGATTTCGCGGACTTCGCCGAGACCGCCACCAAGGCCGCAGGCGGAGCTGACGAAGAGACCTATGCGGCGCTGAAGGCGCAGGGCCTGGCGCGCATCGATGACATGCAGGCCTCGGGGCAATACAGCCCGGAGGAAGCGCAGAAGGCGCGATCCTCGCTGTTGTCCGACTTGGCGGGTCAACGGGCTGCGGCCGCGATCGAGGCCGATCCCGAGGCCGCCCTTGCGGCCCTTGACAAGGGCCAGTTCGGCGACCTGACGGCCGAGGCCCAGACCGCCGCCCGCAACGCGGCCAAGGCCGGGATCGCGGCCCGCGCCAAGGCGGCAGAGGTCAAAACCGCCCAGAGCAACGAAGCGATCACAAAGCAACTCGCTGCCATTGCGGACATGACGGACACCGGTAATCCGGTGCAGGGGATGGCCTTCCTTTCCGATCCACAGGTTCTGGCTGCCGTGGCCGCCGACCCCAAGGCCGCGGCGCAATGGAACCGCGCCCAAGCGTCGGTTGCCCTGCAGGCCGACATGCCCGGCATCCAGACCATGACCCCGGCCGAGTTTGATGCCGCGATCGCGGCCGAGGCCGCCCGTCCCAAGGACCCGTCCAAGCCCTGGGATGTCAACAGGTTGGAAGTGCTGAGGTCGATGCGCGACAAGATGGCAAAGACCTGGGCCAGTGATCCCATCGCCGCGGCCGCCACCGCCGGATTGACCGCGCCGAATGCCTTGGAGTTCGACCCCGGCAATCCGCAGGCCTTTGCGTCGGGTCTTGCCGACCGGTTGAGCCTGTCCAGTGCCCTGCGCGCCCAAGGTTATACCCAGAATGCCCAGCCATTCACGGTCGAAGAGCGGACCCAGCTGAAGGTCGTTCTTGACCCGAAAGCCGACACCGCCAGCCGTCTGGCATTGGCCCAAGCGGCCGTGGCTGGGGCAGGGGCCAACTGGAATGCCGCGGCCACCGCCATGGGCGTGACCGAGGAGATGCGGGGCGCCATGCGCGTCCTGGCAGAAACCGGTGACGCAGGCCTGGCCGGACAGATCCTGTCCGGTGAACAGAAGATCGCCACCGACATGGCCGCCGCGCCGCCGCCCGCCCAAATGCGCGCTGCCTTCGCCGCCGTCACGGGCGGCATGTTCGATCGGGACCCGGCCGCCGCCTCGGCACTGATGAAGGCCTCGGCCGCTGCCTTCGCCGAGGTCGCGCCGCCGGTCGATCCAAATGGCCTGGACATGTCGCTTGCCGAAGAGCCCCTTAAATCCATCTATTCGGACATCCTGCAGCGCATGACGGGGGCAACCCCGGGCGCCGATGGCAAGCTGACCGTCGGCGGCCTGCAGGATATCAACGGCGCCCCTGTCCTATTGCCACAGGGGGTTTCACAGACATCAGCTCAGGAAGCCTTGGATACACTGGGCACAATAGCTGGTCGCACCATAAGGGTCATCGATCCTGGCGCTGCGGCAGCGGCGACTGTGGCTGCAATCCCGGGGGTGACGCTTGGCGGGTTCGATGTTCGAAACCCAGCACCGAAGATGGTTGTTCGGGAAGACCCGGACCTGACCGCACTTTGGGCCTCGGCCAGTCTGACCGGAAAATCTGCCCCTGAGCTGACCGAGGATGCGCAGGACTACATGGCGACCCTTCGGCTGAGGCCGGTGCCTGGTCAACCGGATCTGTTCTTTTTTGAAGCAGGAACGGATGGGCGCTTCAAGCCAGTGGTCAACAGGGATGATCCGGCGCGCCCCTATGTCTTCCGCCTGAAAGACCTGATCGCCGGGGCTGATCGGCTGAGGGCCAAACCGCAGGCCCAGCCATGAGCCTTGTCGTTCCCGAAACCACGTCAACCCCGGGACCCGCCGGCGGTCCGCAACCTGTAAGCCCGGCTGACAAGTTGCCGCCGCCCGCAGCTGTCAAGCCGGACTTGATAGCTGCCCCGCCTGCTGCCCCCGATCCGTATGAAGGCCTCGACCTGCCGCAGATCGACCCGGCCGATCCCTATCTGCCCAAGATCGGCGCCTCGAATTGGGAAGTTTTCGGGGCGGCCTGGACGGCCCAGACAATCAGAACGGATGCCTGGGGCGAGAACCAGAAGCGGCGTGGGGATCTGACCCAAGACATGTATGCGCTGCTGCCCGAAGACGCAAAGACCCGCATCGATGGCCGCATGAACGACTACACCGATCATTCGGGCTTTGAGCAGTTGGTACTTTCGGAGGTCCAGCGCCAGCGCCACCAGGATCCCGGGCCATGGGCTGCATTCCCCGCCTCGATCGAAGAGTTCAACACACGGATCAACGGGCAGCGAAAGGCTGACCTGGACGAAGCCCAGGCCGTCCTCGATCAGCCGGGCGGCGGCGTCGCCGAGTTTCTGGGAACGATGGCGCGGGATTTCACGGACGAAGCCAGCCTTGCGATGTTGCCGTTTGGGGCGGGCGCCGGAAGTGGGCTGCGCGTCATGGCAACCGAAATGCTTCTGGGCGCTGCGGGAAACATGGTCACGCTGCCCCGCGAATATCAGGTCGCCGACGATCTGGGCCTGGAAAAGCCGGACCCCGTGATGCGTGCCGCCGAAGGCGCCCTTTTCGCGGGCGCCCTTACGGGTGTCGCCCTGGGCGCCGCCAAGGCCCTGCATCTTTACAATGCGCGCAAGGCGGGCCTGAAGGCCGTCACCCCTGAGGGGGTCGATCCGCTGACGGCCGAGCTGGAGGTTGACAAGGCCGAGGCCCAGCTGATGGGCGAGCCCACGGTGCAAGAGCGCGTGCAGGCCGCGGCCAAACCCGGCCAGCCACCGACCTTCGACTTTCGGGTCACCGGCAACGCCAGCCCCAAGACCAACCGCATCGGCTATGTCTTTGGTCGCCTGATCGAAAAGGGCATGACCCCGACCGAGGCCGCGGGCTTCGTCGGCAATTTCATAGTCGAAAGTGGGGCGAGCCTGAACCCCCAGGCGGTCGGTGACGGCGGCAACGCCTTGGGCATCGCCCAGTGGAACGACCGCGGCCCCGCCTTGCGGGAGTTCGCCGCCAAGCGCGGCAAGGACTGGCACGACCTCGACACCCAGATCGACTATCTGATGCACGAGCTTGAAGGACCGCCCGAACTCGGAGGCTCGAAAGAAGCCAGCGCCTGGGCCGCCATCAAGGGCGCCAAGACGCCCGAGGAAGCAGCCCTGCTGGTCAGCAAGCTCTTCGAGCGCCCGGGCGTGCCGCACAACGAGCGCCGTGTTGCCTTTGCCCGGTCCATCGCGGCCCAGTATGGAGAGGGCCGCATTCCAAAATGGGAGGGCGCGGCCCTGGCGCCCGATGGCCCCATCGCGCCGATCACCACCAGCCGCGCCTATACCCGCGATGGCCAGGTGACCGCCGGCGACTATCGGATCAACGTCCGGTATGAGGTCGTCGATGCCTCGACCCTTCGGGCAGCCAGCGCCGACCTGCAGCCGCGCGACCGCACGACGGTGTCGTCGGACGCCCAGGTGGCCAAGATCGCGGCCGAGCTGGACCCGGCCCGTCTGATGCCCAACCCCGAGGCGCAGAATGGCGCGCCAATCGTTGGCCCCGACAACATCGTCGAAAGCGGCAATGGCCGCGTCATGGCCCTGAACCGGGCGGCGACCTTGCATCCCGACCGAGCTGCCGCCTATGTCGAGGCGCTGACCCAGGCGGGCTATGAGATCCCCCCTGGCGTCACCCGCCCTGTGCTGATCGCGCGGCGCACTTCCGAAATGACCCATACCGAGCGCACAGGATGGGTTGCTGCGGCCAATGTCCAGCAGATCGCCAGGATGACGCCCGCCGAAATGGCCCGCGTCACCGGCGCGAAATTCGATGCCCCCACGCTTTCGGCGATCGACTGGACCAAGCCCTTGACCCATGGCGACAACCAGGCGGGCCTGACCAAGGTCTTTGCAAAGGTGCCGCCGGAAGAGCGCGGTGCCTTCGTCAAGGCCGATGGCACGGTCAACGCCCAGGGCGAGCAGGCGATCCGCGCGGCGGTCTTCTCGGCCGCCTGGGACGATCCTGCCCTGTTGGACCTGCACCTGGCGGGCGAGGCCGGCGATCTGAAAAGCCTGATGCAGGCGCTGGAGCAAGCGGCGCCGGATTGGGCGCAGCTGCGGGCCGAGATCCGCGCGGGCCAGATTGACCCGGCCTTCGACATCACAGGATTTGTCCAGGACGCCGTCCGCCTGATCGCAGAGGCCCGCCGTCTGACGACCGAGCTGTCGGGCACCACGACGCCCGGGATCGAGGCCGCGTTGCGCGAGCTGTTGGACAACGTCGACCTCTTCGAGGGCGCCATCTCGCCCCTGACGGCGGCTCTGGTGCGCAAGATGTGGCGCGATGGCAAGGCGGCGCCCGCGCGCGAGATTGCCGACTTCCTGCGCCGCTATGCCGCGGATGCCCGCAAGGTCGGCGAGGCCGGGCAGGGGGCACTGGACCTGTCGCCGCCCGGCCCTCGCGACGTGCTGGCCGCCATCGACCCCAAGACCTTCGGCGACCTGCCCGAGGATCTGGGCCAGCCGCGCGGCCGCACGACGCTTGCCCCCGCCCCGCAGGTCGAGACGCAGATCCAGGGCTTTGACCAGGGCGCGGCCAGCCCCGAAGCAATCGAGGACGACCAGATGTTGGCCCTGGACCTGGTGCCCGAAGCCGCTGCGGCCAAGCCCCCGGCGCCCGTCGAGGCTGTCCCTGCGCGGTCCGAGACCTTCACCCCGGCCGCCGCAGCCTTCCCCGATCCCCTGGCCAAGCTGCACGCCGAGTTCGCCGATCTGTCGATCGAGATGGGGGACGGCACAACCATGACTGCCCGCGAGATCATCGACGACCTGAAAGCCGATGAGGGCTTCGATGCCTTCATCCAGGCCTGTGCCATTCCCACCGGAGGTGCCCAATGACAAACATGGCCGACTGCATTGCGCGGGGCATGGACTTCGGCGAGATCGACAAGGCCCGCGGGATCGCCGCCCAGGCCGCCTATCAGCAGCTGTTCGACCGCTATGCGACCACGATGGACCCGGCGCGGGCCGCGATCTTTGCCGCCAAAGACATCAAGGAGGCCACGGCCAAAGCCAAGACCGCGCGGTTCCACAAGACCGTCAACCAGCTGCAGGCCATGCGCCGCCTGCACGACCAGATCCTGACCGCCCCCGATCCGGCGGCGGCCCTGCGCAACCTGCTGGAATGGTCGGAGGGATCAGGTTTCACGGGCGAGAGTGTCCGGTCGCTGACCGAGGCTTACGAGGCGTCGATCAATGCCGAGATCCACGAGGTCCTGCAGACGGTCGGGCTGGATGTGCTGAGCCGGTCGCGCGACGGTGCCATGCTGACCAAGCTGATCCGCGAGCTGCATGGCGAGGATGCCGGCAACCCTTTGGCCAAAAAACTGGCCGAGGCCGTGCGCGGGGCCCAGCAGCGGATGCGCCGCCTGTTCAATGCCCATGGTGGCGACATCGGCGAGCTGGCCGACTATGGCGTACCCCATGCCCATGACGCCGAGCAGCTGCGCAAGGCTGGCTATGGCAAATGGGCCGAGACGGTCATGCCGCGCCTGGCGTGGGACCGCATCATTGACCTGACCACGGGCAAGACCTTTGCCGCCACCAAAGGCGCTGCCCCGGATCCCGTCGCGGCCGATCGGTTCCTGCGCAGCGTCTATGACGGCATCGTCACCGGGGGATGGAACACCCGCACACCCGGCATGACCACGGCCGGAAAGGCGCTTTACAACCAGCGCGCCGATCACCGCGTCCTGCACTTCGCCAGCGCCGACGCCTGGATGGAATACAATCAGGCCTTCGGCACATCGGATCCCTTCAGTGCGATGGTCAACGGTCTGCACGGGCTGGCCCGCGACGTGGCCCAGATGCGCGTCCTGGGGCCGAACCCTCGCGCCGGGCTGGAGTTCGCAAGCCAGGTGGCCACGAAGAAGGCCATGACCTCGCGCAATGTTGCCCTGCAGGAGAGCGTCAGCCGCGCCACCTCGAGCGCAAAGGCCATGCTTGGCGAGCTGGACGGCACCGCAAATCGAGCCGAACACGTCGCCGTCGCGCAGTTCTTTGGCGCGACCAGGTCGTTGCTGACCGCCATTCAGCTGGGGAGCGCGGCCATCTCTTCGGTGACCGACGCCGCCACGATCGACGCGGCCGCCCGTCACATGGGGATGCGGCCCGGCAATATCTTGGCGCGCTCCGTGGCCATGATGACGAACGGAGCCACACGGGAAACCGCGGCCCGCATGGGTCACGTCGCCGAGACCCTGGCCGAAACGGGCCGGTCGATGTCCAGGTACACGGGGCAGATGTTTTCATCGGGGCTGCCTGAGAAGCTGTCGAGCTTCACCATGCGCGCGACCGGCCTGTCGTTGTTGACCGACATGCGCAAGGCTGCCTTCAAGATGGAGTTGTCCGGCCTCATGGCCGAGAATGCCGGTCGATCCCTGGCCGAGGTCGATGCCCCCCTGCGCCGCGCCCTCGAGGCCCGCGGGATCACGGCCGCGGACTGGGACCTGTTGCGGGATCCGTCGACCCACTTTGTCGCCCCGAATGGCGGCACGTTCATCAGCCCGCACTACTGGCTGCAGACGCAGAAGACCTTGCCGCAGGTCGAAGCGGAAGGGCTGGCCATGCGCCTCTCGGCCATGATGCATGAGCAGCTGGAGTTTGCGATCCCCACGGTTTCCGTGCGCGTGAAGGCCGCCACCAAGTTGAACACGGCCGCCGGAACCATCGGCGGCGAGCTGCTGCGCAGCGCGGCGATGTACAAGAATTTCTCGTTCTCGCTGATGCTGAACCAGTATCACCGCTTCCTGTCCATCCAGGGCAACTGGAACCGTGCCCTTTATGCCGCGCGGCTATCGACCATGCTTGTCCTGACCGGCGCCCTGGCCGTTCAGCTGAAGGAGTTGGTCAAGGGCAACGACCCGCGCCCGATGACCGAGGGCAAGTTCTGGATGGCGGCCCTGTTCCAGGGCGGCGGCCTCGGGATCTTCGGCGACTTCTTTGCGGCCGAGCAAAGCCGCGTCGGCGGGGGTCTTGGTGAGACCGTCGCCGGCCCAGTTGTCGGTGCGGTCGGCGATGCCATCAAGCCCTTCGCCGCCAATCTGACGGCGGCTGTCAAGGGCGAGAAGACCAACTTCGGCCGCGACCTCGCAGGCTACGCCCGCCGCAACACGCCCTTCCTGTCATCGGCCTGGTATGCCCGCCTGGCCTATGACCGCATCGTCATGGATCAGCTGCTGACCTTCATCGACCCCCAGGCCGACATCGCCTTCAGGCGGCGCCTGAAGCAACAGGCCCAGGATTATGGGACCAGGCCCTGGTGGTTGCCCGGCGACCTTGCCCCCGCCCGCGCCCCTGACCTTTCCAACGCCTTCGGAGCCCAGCAATGACCGTCGACGCCGCCCTCCCCATTGCCACCTATGTTGTCGCTGGCGCGGGCCCTTATCCCGTCCCCTGGCCTTACAAGGCCGGCAGCCTGCGCGTCGGCGTGGTCATCGGGGGCATCGTCGAATGGCAGGCCTGGCCGATCTGGTCCGATGATCAGGTCGAATGGACCAACCAGGTCGCCGATCAGCCGACCGGCGGCAACATCTGGCTTCAGACGACGGCCGCGGTGGACTATGGCGGCCTGACCCTGCAGATCGAGCGACGCAGTGTCGCCGCCCAGGACTGGGGCGGTCATCCCGGGTTCCGTGAGCGCGGCATCGAGGCCGCCCTGGATCAGCTGACGATGCTGGTCCAGGAGGACCGCGCGGCCCATGATCAGATGATCCGCATCGCCGGCGCCGAGGACATGGCGCCCCTGGTCATGACCGAGGGCGACACGCTGATCTGGGATGGCGAAAAGCTGATCGCTGCCCCTGCTGCCACGGGCGGCGGATCCGCCACGCCCGGTGGCCAGGCCGCCACCCTGTTCCGCCAGGCCGACTATATGCACGCCGACGACCTGGCGCGGATCCGCGCCGGCATCGTCACCGGGCAGGACGTGACCCGCGTCACCAATGGCCTGCGGGCCCTGCACCAGGCCGCGCTGACCTATATGTTCTCGGCCGATGGCGCCGTGGCCGTGGTTCAATACGAGGCCGGCACATCGGCCGTCAACCGGCGCCTGATGTCGGACACCTTCAATAACCTGCTCTGGTCGACCACCGGCCGGAACAATTCGAAAATGATGTTCACGGCCACGGGCCCCGTGATCTTCCGGCTGTCCGGCTGGTTGGACGGCGCATCTGCCGTCCGCACCGATGGGATTTATGGCGAGATGGGCTTGGCCCATGCCGTGCCGAATGCGGTTTGGGAGTGGGCGCAGCCCACGGGCCGCGGCTATCTGACCTATCTGGACCTGCAAGCGACGATCATCGGCCAGAACAATTACCTGACCGACCCGATCGGCTGGCGGTTCTACCGCATCAACTCGTGCAAGCACACCGGCGTGCTGGAGGCGATCAGCCTCTACAATGTCGGGTTCAACTTCGAGAGCTGCTTCAACTCGAGCTTCGACCGGATCCAATCCTTTACCGGCTGGCAGCCGACCGAATATGGTGTCGCGCCCTTCGTGGACAATGCGCTGCGATACAACAACTCCGGCGCCCAGGTTCAAATCATCTCAAGCACCACGGGCTTGCCAGTTTCCTTCTTCCAAGATCACCACGTCGGCAAGCGGATCAGCCTGTGCCGGCAGGGCAGTGGCCAGATCGAGGTCGACGAGGACGAGGTCGGTGCGCGTGGCCCGCGCTGGTTCACCATCGCATCGGTCGACACGGTCGACCGGTCGAAATGCACCCTGACCGAGGTCCCGCCCTATAACGGCGGCGGCACGGGACAAATGGTCACCGCCAACTGCCGGTTTTCCTTCGACGCCATCGCGGCCAGTTCGACCGCCGGGTCCAACATCATTACCCTGTCGGCCACGATCCCCTACAGCATGGTCGGCCGGACAGTGACCATCGTCGGCGCCGGCTATCAGGGCGAGAACGCCAAGATGCGCGGCGACAACCTGATCTCGATCGTCACGGCGCATACGGGCAACCAGCTGACCCTGGCCCATGCCGCGGCCCGCACGCGCACCACGGCCCCCATCGTCGTTGCGGCGGCCGTGCATCTGGGCACGCTCGGGTGCGACATCCCGCACGCCAACTACCGGAAAAACGACGACTTCCACATCCGCCGCCTTTGGGTCGAGGTGAGCAGCTATGGCGTCGTGCCCCTGAATATCCAGGACTGCACCTGGGTGACCATTGGTGACGGGTCAAAGCTGCACGGTGCCACCCAAAGCAGCAACAACTGGGCGGGCAATTTCGCGAACATCGTGGGCTCGATGTGCCGGGCGCGGATCACCGCCAAGTTCACCCACAGCCTGCATTCGCCGCGCTTCGGGAAATTCATCTTCGCTGGCAATTCGGTGAACATGGTGCTTCAGGGCACCCTGTCGAGCTGGTTGGCCGACAGCCATACCGCCCAGTATTACCTGGACCCCGATATGAGCGGCGAGAGCGACTTCGCCATTTATGACGGGATGATCAATGACAACAGCGCTTTCCCGGCGGCGTCGGCCTTTCAGGTCATGGCGCGGGGGATCAGCGACTGGAACCCCCAGCTGCCCTTCATCCGCTCGATCGGCAGCGCGCTGAACCCCCTGGGAGCCAATGCTATCTGGCCGCCCGCCAATTTGGGCCCGGTGATTTCCCCCGCACTGGGCTCGACCCGGGCGGCTGCTGTCTCGGCGATTGCCCAAGGCATGTGGACGCCCCGCGACGGGGCGATCTACCTGATCGGCGGGTCGCTTTACGTCGGCAAGACCGGCGCCACCTCGATCACGGATCTGCCGGGGCTGGAGGCGACCGTCTCGCCCGATGTGGCCGCCATCAACGCCTCTGGCGCAGGTGTGCCCAATGTCCAAGCGCTTGTGACCACGACGGCCGACGGGATCGCGGCGACCAGCTCGGGTCAGTATTTCGCGGTGGCGACCGGCAGCCAAACCGACCTGTACCGCAACGCCACGGGGGTGGCCGAGCTGATCCGGCTTAGCATCGAACAGATCCAAGATGTCATGCCAGCAGCGGCGCCCTCTGCGCCGGCCCTTGTCACTTCGGCTCAGTCACTAAAGAAATACGGGGTGCCCCTGCGTAAGGTCTTGGGCCGGTCGTATTCCTCCGGCAACAACTGCGCAGGCATCCTCAATTCTGTCCTGCCTCAAATCGCGGCGGCGGCCTACACGGTCCGAAATGTCGATCCCATCGAGATGAGTTTCCAGGCTCAGCTGTCGTTGATTTCTGGTCTCGATATTCGCTGGGGTCCCGCCGTTCTTTGGCGGGACTGGACGGGCGCCGGCAACTCCATTGGTGCAATGTTCGGGCAGGCTAATTGGTCAACCGGATACATCGAAAACGTAACCTGGTCAGGCGGCATCATCCGCTACCGAAACTCAAGTATCCGCGGCCAGGTCTTCAACTGGGACATCAACCGAGCCCGGTTCGACGGCGTCAAGATCTATGATTATCGGGGCGGGCGGGCCTGGGCGTGCGGCGGCGATGATGTGATCGTCTCGCGCTGCGAGGCCTATACGGGCGATACCACCACGGGCGATGGTGCATACCGGCCACTTTTCGGCACGAGAATGCTTTTCGTGAACTGCATCGGGGACTGCTACGACGACGTCTTTCAGTTCGTCCCGGCGACAGGTTCAGGCCTGCCTGCCTATCGCAAAGACCGCTCGATCACCTACAGCCAGTATATCGGCTGCGAAGGCGTCAGCCGAAAGGGCCGTCTGTTCATCGGGGCCGTCATCGACCAGCCCGACGAAACCGTCGTCAATTCCGCCTCGAAATTGCAGCACATCGACTTTATCGGCATCAAGGGGCGCGCCCCCGGGGGCTTTGTGATCGCCTGCAATGCCTCGGACGGCACCGTGACCAGGCAGTTGGACAACATCGGGATCTCGCGCTGTTCGATTGAGGCTACTTCAGATGTGACCTTCTCCGGCAATGTGGCGAGCGCGATTTATGGCACCCCTGGACTGCCGAATGTCCTGGGCCGCATCACCATCGACGGCCTGTCGATCGACGGATCGCCCAAGAAGTATGGGCTGGATGTCTTCAATGCGGATGGCGCTCAGCTGGTGCTGAGCGGCCTGGGCGTGACGGGGCAGACGACCGCGCTGCGCATCAGATCCGAAGTCTCGCTGGATCTCCAAAATGGTGCCTATTCGGTCACACCCGACGGCGATGTTGACCGGCAGCCCATCGTCATCACCTCGACCGCTGGGGCCTCGAAGGTCAAGGTCGATGGGCCGGTCCTGCGGGGGGTGCCATCGAACTATGCCGGTCTCGCGATCAACTCGGCCGCGACGGTGGTCGATGTCAGATCCATGCGCGTCGAGGTCGCGGCGGGCGCAACCAATACCAGGGCGATGTCGGGCGTGACCGGCGCGACCGCCTATTACCTGCCCGATCAGCTGTCGGGCACCTATGACCTGATGAACTTTGGCTCGATCACGGCCATCAACCGCTCGGCCCCGCCCGCCGCGACGATTGAGCGGATCGCCAGCGCAACCAGCAGATCGGTGGCCCTGAACGACCTGAAGGACATCACCGTCGTCGATGGCATTTCCGGGCCGCGCACCTGGACGCTGAATGGTGGTGGCGCGGTGGCCGGGATCGCACGGACGATCATGCGCACCGACGGGTCCGCCAATGTCCTGACCATCGCGGCCTCGGGCGGGGGCACGCTGGCCACGCTGACCGCCGCCGCCGACTGGGTGGAGATCGCCTGGGACGGCGCAGCCTTGGTCGTCACCGAGAGGGGCGGTGCGGGTGGCGGGGGTGGATCTACCAGCTGGGGCGCCATCCTCGGCACCCTGTCCGCCCAGACCGATCTTCAGGCCGCGCTGGACGCCAAGCAGTCGCTGTCCGACCGCAACGCCGCCAATGGTTACGCCGGGCTAGACGCCTCGGGGAAGGTTGCGGCGGCGCAGCTGCCGTCCTTCGTCGACGACGTGATCGAAGCCGCGAACTTTGCCGGCCTGCCCGGCACGGGCGAGACCGGCAAGATCTATGTGACGCTGGACACCAACAAAACCTTCCGCTGGTCCGGGTCAGCATATGTCGAGATCTCGCCCTCCCCTGGCTCGACAGATGCTGTGCCCGAGGGCGCGACGAACCTGTATTTTTCCTCGGGCCGGGTCCGTACCAGCGCCTTGAACGGATTTTCGGTGGCGGCCTCGCGAGCTGCGATCATCGCGACGGATACGGATTTGGGGGCCTTCAACAAAGCGCAGAAGTATTTCAATGACTTGGCGGCGGTGGCCTTCTCTGGGGCCTGGGCCGATCTTGGCGGCACCCCGACGACTTTGTCGGGCTATGGGATCACAGATCGGGCACGGCCACAGAATATCCCTGCATCGGGCGAGGCCATCCTCTTGTCCGCGGGTGTCGCTGGCACCGCGCTTTCGACGACGGTGGGCACGGCAGGTCGGATCGACCTGTTCCCGTTTACCACCCCGGTGACGATTGCCGCGACGGCCTTCCAGGTCAACGTCACGACAGGCGGGGCGTCGTCGGTCGGCCGCGTCTTGATCTATGCGGCGGATAGCAGTGGCAATCCTGCCGGGCTTTTGTTTGCGTCGGCTGACATCGAAATTTCGACGACAGGCATCAAGACCTCGACCCTCGGTTACACCCTCCAGGCCGGGGTCCTGTATTGGATCGGCTGGCAGTTTTCCAATGCATCGTCGCCCGCGGTATCGGCCACGCCGACAGCCATGACCTTTGACATCAACGCTGGTGGCCCGTCGACGACCGCAAAGAAGGCGCTGCGCAGGGTCGTGACCTATGCAAGCGGCCCGCCTGATCCTTGGGGATACACGTCGTCGGAAGTCAATTCCGCCGTCCCGGCGGCCATCTGGGCAAAGGTGTGAAATGTCCAAGCAATACATGACTGCCCGCAATGTGTGGATCGGGTCCTATGGCGACGACACACCCTGCGAAATCGAGGGCGCGGTCCCTGCGCCGGCCGATCCGTCGGGCTTTCACGGCGCAGACGGTCTGTGCTGGCGGGCTGAAACTCAGTCCTGGGAGCCCTATGTGCCGCCGCCCGACAGCTGCACTCGCCTGCAGGGCCTGCTGGCACTGGGCATGGAGCGTGCCTGGCAGCTCGAGCAGCTGGTGCTGAACCTGCCGACCATCCGGCCCGACCTGACCGATGCGCAGATCTGGACGCTGCAGACGACCTATCGAAATGCCCAGACCTGGGAGCGGTTGCACCCCTTCGTCGAGATGATCCGGGTCCTGTTTGGCATGACCCCGGACGAGCGCGACGATCTGATCCGTCTCGCCGTCACCCTCTAGCCGCCAGAAAGGGCGCAGAATGCAAGATGATCCGGGCCTGTGGAACACGCTTATTGCAAAATATGGGGCGGCAGCGACCGCCTGGGCGCTGGCCTTTCTGGGCCGCCTCTCTTGGCACGCCCGGCAGGTCCAGCTCGGCAAGCGCAAGGCGCTGAGCCGCCACCTGCTGCTGGACGTGCCGGCCGCGCTGGCCATCGGCGTGATCGGCAATGGCATCGCCAGCTATTTTGGGCTGGGTCCCGAGATCAAGTCCGGGCTGATCGCCTATCTGGGCTGGCTCGGCCTGTCGGGTGCCGATGATCTGGTCCGCCAGATCGCGGCGAAAGGAGGCAAAGCATGATCCCCTCGGGTTTCAAGGGCCGGGCCACGCGCCTGGCCGACATTGATCTGCCCCGCCTGGGCCAGGTGATCGGCGTCGGAGAGGACGAGATCCACGCGGTGATCGAGGTCGAAACCTCGGGCGGCGGCTTCGACAGCGCCGGCCGCCCCAAGATGCTGTTCGAGCCCCATATCTTTTGGGCCGAGCTGGCGCCGCACCGGCGCGAGGCGGCAGCCGGGCAGGGCCTGGCCTATCCGAAATGGGGCACCAGGCCCTATCCGAAGGACAGCTATCCGCGCCTCGAGCTGGCCCTGCGCATCGACCGCCCGGCCGCCCTGCGCAGTGCGAGCTGGGGCTTGGGTCAGATCCTCGGCCGCAATGCGCGGGCCGCCGGCTATGCCGATGCCGAGACCATGGTCGCCGCCTTCTGCGACGCCGAGGCCGCGCATCTGCGCGCCATGATCACCTTTATCCAGACCGAACATCTGGACGACGACCTGCGCCGCCACGACTGGTCCGGCTTTGCCCGGGGCTACAACGGCGCAGGCTATGCGGCCCACGGCTATCACACCAGGCTGGCCGAGGCCTTTGCGAAGTGGTCGCGCATCCGCGACACCCCCCTCCCTCCCGGCGGCTGAGCTGCCCCATCGAAAAGGAAAACCCGTGAAAGAGATCCTCACCTCCCCTGCGACGCTCCGGGTGCTCTTCGCCATCCTGGCTCCCATTCTGGGCATGATCCCGGGCGTGTCCCTGGACCAGGCGACGCACATCCTGTCCATCAACCTCGACACAGCCCTGACCGGGGCGGGCGTCGGCGGCGCGGCGGCCATGGGCGTCTACGCGAAGTTCGGCAAGAAGTGAGCTAACCAAAGGTCTGCCGTTGCAAGGCGGTGACCGAAGCGGCGGCCCGGTCGATCGACGCGACCAGGCCGCTGCGCAGGGCATCGAGCGCCAACGACCGGTCGCCCGGATAGACCGCCGCAACCAGTCCTATCGCGCCCAGGAAGCGGCGCGCTGCTTCCAGCTCGTCCAAGGCCTCTTCAGCTCGATCAAAGATGGCCTGCAAGCGGGTGTCAAAATCGGTCACGCCCTTCGATTTAAGTATAGATTTACGCATCATCCCTCCTAAAAATGGCTGATGCGCCTGTCGCGTCCGAAAACCCTCAGTCTGCCCGTCTAACCCATTGAGATATATCGTGACGCAAATGTGTCTTAAATCAGGTAAGTTGTTGAAATATATGGATATGAAATAAACTCAAACTCTGTTTCCGCAAGGAGTGTCGGTTCGAGTCCGACCGCCCGCACCATTTAAATTCAATGCCTTATAGGCAACTCTTCATGTGAAAAAAATTGCTGCGTCCGAACGTCCGACAGACGTATTCGGACGCGAGCCCTAAAAACCCGAAAATTGGCCAATCTACCCATCAAAACCGGCCAATCTGTTTCTTTCGAAAATGAGGATTTCTCATAGAAAAAAGCCGGGCATGTTGCCCGGCGAGGTGAGACAGGGAGCTATCCGGCGGGACTGCCCGCAGCGGATCAGGTGATGGCCTCTCCGCGCAGAACCTTCTCGGCCGTTCGGCCCATGTCGGATCTGGCCAGGTCGGCCATGACATCAAGGTCGGTGTCCATGCCCGTGAACTGCAGCACGAATGCCTCTTCCGACGGGCTGAGCTGAGCAGGCGCGCGGGGCCCCCGCAGATCCTGCATGACCTCCTGGACCAGACGGACGACCGCCAAGATCCTGGCGCTTCTCACGTCCGCACCTTGGCGGGCCGAAACACCATCGTTGTGCTGGGCGGGGCGGTGAAGGTTTCGCCGGTCTGCGGATTGCGCGCCTGGCGCTCGGGCCGGTGCTTTTGCCGGAAGGTGCCGAAGCCGGGCACCAGGATGGTCGCGCCGTCCTCGATCACGGCGGCCCGGATCTTCGCCAGGCCGCTGTTCAGCGCGGCGCGGGCGTCGTCATCCAGCAGTTTCGAAAGTGCGATACGTTGGGTCACTGTCCGTTCCTCTTTTTAGGCCGCCTGGCGGCAGGTGTCGCAGAGGCGGTGATGATGCCCCGTGCTTTTGAAATTCGTCTTGCAGGACATGCAGCTGCGCAGGGTGACCAGCGAGATCTTGTCCAACCGGTTCGCCTTCGCGGCGGCACTGTCGTAATGGGTCAGAAAGGGCGAGACCCGCAGCCGGCCGCGATAGACCGCAAAGGAGCGGCCCGACCCGATGATCTGGTGACGCGCGCTCATCAGTGGATCGCCCCGGAATTGCCGGAGCCCAGGGCGGCTTTTCGCCGGGCCGCAAAGGCAAAGGCGACACGGTCAATGGCCGCCGCTTCGCATTCAGCGCAAGAACAGCCATCTGTATCCGCAACCATCGCTTTGAAGTTCGGATCGTCCGTCCTAGCCGAGACAATCACGGTCAAACCGATTAGATCGCGGCCATCGGTGCGCCCCGCCACATAGGACAGGATGCGCGGCACCAGCTTGTCGCAGCGATCAAACCATTGATCGACCAGGTGCTTGAAAATCCTGTCCTGGTCGTCGTCCGGCGCCGCATGTGCTTTGATCTTCTTCATCCCTGCTTCCTCTCTTTCTTCGGCTTTTGGACGGCATCGACCGCGCGCAGGGCCGTCGCCAGCTGCGGCGCGGTGTAGACCTGTGCCAGAGCGGCCGAGACATTCAGCGTGTTGCCCATCACGTCGACCAGGTCGTCGCGCGAAACCCCGGCGGCGCGGGCATTGTTCGAGAAGGTCCGGCGCAGATCCCGCTGGGTCAGCGTCGTGATCGAGGGCTGCGCCTTGGCGGCCTCGTCGCGCAGCCTGGTCCAGGCCTTGTTCATGGAGGCGAGGGTAAAGCGCTTTCCCTTGGCCTCATCCCACACCAGCGTCGGCTGGCCCATCGCGGCCGCCAGCGCGATCTGGCTGCGCAGCTGGCCCTCGAGATCCGCATGGATCGGCACCTGCACGGCCTTCCCGGTCTTGTTCTGCTGCAAGATCCAGACCAGTCCCTCGCGCGCCGATTTCCGCCGGCCGATCTGGGTCACCAGGAAGTCGCCAGGTCGAGCGTTGATGATGTCGGTGACCCGCTGCCCGGTATAGATCCCCATGGCAACGATCAGGCCATCCATGGGGCGCCCCAGCGTGTCGGCGGCATCCATCAGCGCGTCGAACTCGTCCCAGGTGCAGATCCGATCCCGCCCGGGCGGGGCCTTCATGCTGATCGCCTTGACCGGATTGGACTGGGCGGCCCGCCAGCCGCGCACTTCGGCGTGCTTCATCAGGATCGAGAACATGCGCAGGATTGCCAGCGCCCGAAACACCCCCTTGCTCGCCAGCAGAGCCTCATACCAGGTGTTGCAGGTGGGCGTATCGAAGGCGACCACGCCATGAGGTCCCCACTTGCGGTCGATCGCATTGAGGTCGATCCGATAGGTCCGCTGGGTCTCGTAGGATTTTTCGATGTAGAACCGGCTGGCCTTGTAGTCGGCGATCAGCGCGCTGATGGTCCGCTCGCTCGTGCCGGTCGTGCGGGGTTTGCCCGAGATCTTGGCCTCGGCCTCGGCATTCAGCTCGGCCGCCTGGCGGATCGCAAAGCCAGGCCGTTCGGCATCGAGATCCACGGCCGTGAAGCCGGCCGCCCGCTGGATGCGGTTCGGTTCCCACCAGACCCGCCAGGAGCCGTCCTTGCGGCGGCGCTGCCGCAGGCCGGCCACTTCGGTGATGACAGGGGGCGTGGGCTTGCGAGCCATATCAGGCGGCCTCGGACGTTTGGGGGGCAGGCAGCGCCTGCGTGAGGATCGGGCGCCCGGCGAGGGCATCGGAGGCCAGGATCTTGCGCTTCAGCTCGGCCACGGCGGCATGATCGGGCATCGACCAGATCATCGCCGCCAGCAGGATCAGGCGCTTGTTTTCGGGCAGGGTCATGCCGTTCTCGCCAGTTCCAGCAGATGCACCTTGCCCGAGCTGATCAGTCCGGGGTCGATGTTCAGGGCCAGGGGCTTGCCGTGACGATCCCGCCAGGCCAGCACTTCGTCGGTCCGCCAGCGCAGATTGCGGTTCGTCGTGGTCGGCATGGGCAAGGGGAACAGTGTGTCATCCTCGAGGCGTGCACGCTCACGCAGGAAGGCGCGCCCGTTGGTCATGCCGATCAGCTGGGCGACCTGGTCGGCGGCGATGAAGGGGGGCTGGCTGGTCATTCTTGCGCCTCTTTCTTCAGCTTTTCGCGCGTCCGTTGGCACAGCGCGACATAGGCCTTTTCGGCTTGTTCCCGCGCTTCAGCGACAGCCTTTTGGAGCCGCGACGAGATTTCGCCCACTTGGGCGTTGTGGTCGTTGATCACCGCCATCGTGTTGCTGATGATCGACATCTCTTCGCCCATGAACCGCATGGCCTCGGGCCCAAGCACGAAAGGTTCTTTCATGCCCGCCGCCCTTCCTGGACATAGCCCCAGCGCGCGATCGAGCGGTGGAAGCCATCCATGGGGGTGACCGGAACGGCCTGGGCCATGCGCAGCAGCGTCGTCGCCGAGGCAACCCAGTAGACGGCGGCGCCCAGGATCAGGGTGCCGCGGAGGATCAATTCCAGCATTGCTTTGTCCGAGGATTGGCCCGCCTGCCGATCGAGGCCGAGCCGTGAAACATCCGGGGAGGCGGCAGATCGCCCCAATCGGCCCCGGGGCAGTCAACCGATGCGGATGACCTCGGCCCCGGGCAGGGGCATATCCATGGCGCGACGCGCGCGCAGCTCTTGCAGCAGCTGGGGGGTGCAGCTGATCAGCCACTCGATCCGGGCTTCATCGCTGTTGCCGTGTTGGGCGTCGATGCCGACCTGGATCAGCTGGTCCAGCTGCCGGTCGCCAATCGGCATCGACCGCGCGTAGGCCACGCGGGAGGTGAAGGGGATGGACATAGGTTGGGTTCTCCGTTGCAGGTGGATGCAACGGAGTTAGGAGTTATTCCCGCTAACTGTCAATTCACAAAATGAGCATAGCTCATTTTTTTAGTTCCCGCCCATACTTCCGGTGAAAGTATCTGATCACCTGAAGTTCCATGAAGTCTGGAACTACGATGTAGCCAACAAGAACCGCAATGGTCGCTGCGCCCGAGATCATGGGGTAAGCGTGCCACATCCAGCCCGGCACAAAAGCTAACGCCACCCAAGGCCCAAAAGTCAGTGCGTAAAGGGCCCACCTTCGTGAGCGTGCCATTGCCGCTTCCATCCGGGCTTTTTCGTCCGAGGTCACGGCTGTCTCCAGCTGGCTATGACCTTGCCGCGCACCACGACATTGACCCCATCGACCACATGGACCCGCTGATCTTCGAGTGCGGTGGAGGCTGCGACCAGAACTGGTGGTTCAAAGCGCCGCAGAACTGTGGTGGCCCCCGTCCTGGAGTAGATCTGCGCCAGAACCACATCGCCAGACTTCACCCGTTCGGCCTGGTGGGTATCGACCAGCATGAAATCCCCGACCAGCAAGCCGCCCAAGGCCATCGCGGCAGATTTGACGCGCCAGACGTCGATCCCTGGCCGCCCGCCGCCGAACAGCTCGGCCACCGTCTTGACCTGGTTGCCCGCGCCGATTGAGGGGCCCGTAACAAATGGCGCCGCGTCGGCTTCGGCAAAGCCCGGGTTGACCTGCTGCGCCTGTTCTGCCGTGGTTACCCCGGCTTTTTCAATGACTGTGGCGAGATCCACCTTCAACGTCTCGGCAAATGCCTTGGCCCAGTCGAGGCTCATGGCCTGGCGCCCAGTCAGGATATGGGAGACGTTGGTGCGCGACTTGCCGAGTTTCGCGGCAATGTCTTCGGCCGTCACGCCGACACGTCTCTGCTGGGCTTTGAACCACTTATCGTCCATGCGGTGAGAAGTAATATCTTCTCACCTAACATTAACGTGTGCAGAACTAAAAAAATGAGTTGCACGGGGCTGTGCTGTTAGTCTAGGTGTGGTGTTATGGGAAATAACCTCACACCACTGGAAGTAGCCGAAGCCCTGATCGGCAAGCCCGATGTCATCGCTGACATCCTGGGGATCGACCACAAGGCGCCGTTCCAATGGCGTTACGGGCGTCCTGGTCGTGCTGCTGGTGACCTCCCGAAGGTCGCTTATGTCCGTGCGCTGCTGGCCTATTCGGATGAGCGGCGCCTGGGCCTGACCCTCACTCACCTGATCTGGGGCGCCGAGGCGGCCGAGATCGACGAGATCCTGTCCCGCCGCACCCCTGCCGTCGCGGCGGAGTGACAGAAGATCGGTGCGCGCCCTGTCGCAACGATGATCTAGGGCGGGGCCGCCCGAATGGCCGCCCCGCCCCTTTTCGCCCTGGATCAGATCGGTCCGGGCCGCAGTGTCGGAGACAAGAATGTCGCAGCGAATGCCCGTCCTGATGGCCGCCCAGGCGGTGGCCCTGTCTGCCCGCACCAACACCCTGACCGCCCAGGCGGTCGAGGCCATGCTGGCCCGGGCCTGCGAAGCCCTGGCGCCGGTCGACGAGCTGCGCGCCGCGGTGGTGACCTTCGCGGCTGCCTATGAGCGGCACCGGCGCGACCCCGAGGCGATGGCCGTCCATGGCGTCACGCTCGAGGCCGAGATCCGCGAGATCCTGAAACTGAACCCGGCCATGCCGCGCACGAGGGTGGATATTGATGGGTAACCGCATCACGCCGCACGGCCAGAAGCTCAACACCTGGCGCCAGGATCGCGGCCCAAAGCCGCCCAAACAGCAGATCCCTGCGAAGAAGGGCGGCAAGTGATGGCTGACCAGCTCTCTCTGATCGAGCCGGGCACCGCCCAGGCCCATCCGGCGGGGCGGCTGTCGATCGCCCACCAGGTGGTGATCAACGCCCTGGCCGCGATCCTGACCCCGCCGATGCTGGAGCATGAGATGCGCCAGCTGTTCCTGATGGAGCTGGCCGATGCCCTCGACCAGGTGCGCCTGGTCGACGCCCCGGGCCCGGTCGCGCAGTTGGTGCAGGCCGGCAGCGCGCTGGTCGACGCCTGGCGCGCCCCTGCTGCCACACCCACCGTCGAGGCCCGGATGGCCGCGATCCGCTCGGCCGAATGGCAGGCCAGGGGTGCCCTGGGGTCCTTCTTCTACTGGCGGCTGGCAGGGGCCAGCGATGCCCTGAAAAATGGAGCTGCGAATGCGCATTGACCAGATGACCATCGACGATCTCGACCAACTGCTGACCCAGCTGGATGGCGTCTCTGAGGCAGGCAAGCTGCTGGTCAGTGTCGGCCTGACGCCGGTCTTTTCGCTGATGCCTGGCCAGCCGCTGGTTTTCGTGCCGGCCCATCAGAGCGCGCCGGAACCGAACGCCCTGGTGCACGAGCTGAAGCGCGAACTTTTTTTCGCGCAGCTTGAGGCCTTCAGTCCTCCCCAATGGGATGACCTCGAATTTGCGGCCGAAAAAATCGCCCGAGGCTACCAGATCCACGCGGCAATCCCCGAACACAAACCCTCGGTCAGCGCGGCAACGTCGGCCGAGGCAGCGGCGGCCGAGGATGAAAGGGCCCTGGCAGCTGCGCCCCCCGCCGGGCCATCGGCGGGGGATGACATTGCCGAACCCTTGCCCGAGGTGTGCCATACCACCGAGGGCGAGGCAGAGGCGGTCGATGCCATGCCGGGCTCGGCCGCCTCGACCCCCGCTGCGCCCGCTGTCTCTGATGAGGCGGACAATGCGGGGGACCCCATTCCCGAACCCGCAGAACCCTCGACCGAGCCCGCCAACCTTCTCCCGGCGGATCAGGTCGATGCGGCCGAGGCCCCGCAGTTGCAGGTGGCGGCCCAGGTCGAAGCCCCGGCGGTTGCTCCCATGGCCGCCGGGGCGGGTGACGATGGCCCGGCCGGCCCTGCCGCCCGCTGGGATGAGCTGTCGGTGTCGGCGGCCATCCAGATCTATGTCGATACGATGATGCTGGGCGGCAAGGCGGTCACCGCCTATGAGCTGATCGGCACGAAGTTCGGCCGCACATCCGAGACGGTGCGCCAGCGCTTTATGACGGCCTGGAAATCGCGGGCCCACCAGGCGCTGGAGGCCGCCAAGGCGGCGGAAGCCCGGACAAAGCCCGCGCAAAGCCCGGACTATGTCAGCCCCCTGGTGCAGCACCTGTCCACCCTGCCGCATCCCAAGGGGTGGTCTTATCGGGCCGACCTCGACCTGGTGATGATGATCCTGGACCGCGTCGATCAGGCCACGATCGCGGCGAACCTCGAGGTCTCGCCGGCGTTTCTGAAGTCGCGCTGGGATGTGCTGACCGGCCAATACAAGGACGGCAATGACAAGCTGTGCCGCCGATGGGCGGCCGACGAGATCCGCGACAGCCTGCACCAGCTTGTGGCCGACCAGGCCGCCCGGACTGTCGCGGCGGAATGATATGTCGGCCGCGAATGCCCCCACCGTATCGGTCGACGAAATCAAGGCGCGTCTTTTGGACCGCATCGAGGACATCGTCGACCGTTACGCGCCTGCCGCCCCTGGCGCCTATCGCCACGGCCATCTGTGGTATACGCTCAACCCCGGCCGGCCCGATCGGCGCGTCGGCAGCTTTGTGGTCCATATGTCCGGGCCCAAGGCGGGCCGCTGGGTCGATTACGCCAGCGACCCGCGCGGCGGCGACCTGATCGACCTGATCGCCCTGGCGACGGGCTGCACCGCCAAGGAAGCCATCGCCCAGGCCCGCGCCCTGGTCGGCCTGCAATCCGAAAGCCCCGAGGACCGCCGCCGCCAGGCCGAGGCGGCCGAGCGCCGCAAGAAGTTGCGCGCCCAAGCCGAGGCCGAGGCCCGCGAGGCCCAGGCCAAGAAAGAGGCGCGCGGCCTGGCCCTCTGGCTGTCAGGCCAGGAGCGGATCGAAGGCACCCCCGTCGAGGCCTATCTGGCCGGCCGGGGCATCGAGCTGGGGCGGCTCGACCCCGTGCCCAAGGCGATCCGGTTCCACCCCGCCGCCCGCTATTACTGGACCGAAGAGCGCGTCGATCGCGAGACGGGCGAGGTCGCCGTCGATGCCCGCGGCCGCCCGATCCGCGACGTCAAACACCGGGAATTTCCCGCTATGCTGACCGCCATCGCGCGCGGATCGAAGGTGATCGACTGTCACCAGACCTTCCTGGCGCAGGGCACCGACGGCTTCTGGGGCAAGGCGCCCGTCGCCAAGCCCAAGAAGGTCTTTGGCAACTACACCGGCGGCGCGGCCCGCCTGTGCAATGGCGTGGGCCCCCGGGGCGGCCGTCCCAAGCTGGCCGATGCGCCCGAGGGGTCCACCGTCTGGCTCACCGAGGGTATCGAGAATGCCCTGTCGCTGATGGTGCTGCGCCAGATGACCGGGCGGCCCCCGGTCTATGTCCTGGCCGCCGGGATGGTGGCCAATTTCGCAAAGGTCGAGCTGCCCGACACCATCGCCCAGGTGGTGCTCTGTGCCGACAACGACGCCGGCGACGCAGCCAGGTCCATGCTCGAGGCCGCGATCGGCGCGCACCGCTCCAAGGGCAGGGCAGTCAGCGTCTGGCGCAGCCAGGTGCCGGGCGAAGATCTGAACGACTGCCTGCGCCGAGCGCTGGCCGCGCAAGAAGGGCAGGGCGCGGCATGAAAGGCAATGGTTATGGGTCCTACAAGACCAACCGCTACGCGGACATGCGCGCGCATGACGCCTGCCCCCCCCGGTTGCGGTGGGCGATGAATTACTCGGTGGCCGACTTCTCGGCACAGGAGACCCTGCAGATGCACCGCATCGGCATCCCGATCGCGGAGCAGATCAGGGCCATGGCTGCAGCAGACCGCGCCGAGACGGTCGAAACCTACGGGCCGTCTCACCCGGAGGCCGCCCGTGACTGATTTGCCTGATCCTGACGCCTTGCCCGACGACAGCTGGATGCCCGACGGTCCTGCGGTCGCGCCAAAGCCCGCGCCCAAGGCCAAACCCAAGGCCAAGGTTACCCCCCTGCGCCCCATCGACGCCCTGGCGGCCGAGCTGGATGAGGCCGCGGCCTCCGGCGCGCCGCCGTTGCCGCCGGAAGATCCCCCGCCGCCGCCCGAGGCCATGGGCCCGGCCGAGCCTGGTGGCCCGCCGAGCCGATCCCGGCCCTATGGGGCGATCTGGGACGGCTGCCCGGTCACGCCAATGGGGGTCAACGGCGCGACCTATTGGTATCTGGACGTCCATGGTCAGCTGCGCGGCGTGACCAAGCACGACGCGCAGAACATCATGATGCTGTTCGGTCGCCAGATCCCTAAGCTCTGCCACCAGTTTCCAAAATGGGAAGGCAAGGAGGGCGACCGCTACCGCAAGCCTGGCCACTTCGAACACCAGGCGGCGACGGTTGCGATGATCAGCGCTTGCAGCGAGCGCGGCCTGTTCGACCCCGAGGGGGCTGTGCGGGGTGTCGGCGCCTGGACGGATGACGACGGCCAGCTGATCTATCACACCGGCGATTACCTCTGGGTCGGCGAGGATCGCCGTGAGCCGGGAAGCCATGACCGCCGGATCTACCCGGCGATGCCCGCCATCCCCCACCCGGCAGAGACCGTCAAAGACGCCGCTGCGATGACCAATCATCTGATCGCAGCCCTGCAAACCTGGTCATGGGAGCGCCCCGACCTCGATCCGTTCATCGCCCTGGGCCTGATCGGTGTCCAGGCCATGGGCGGCGCCCTCTCCTGGCGCCCAGCCTACTGGATCACGGGCGCCGCCGGGGCGGGCAAGAGCGCCCTGCAAAAGCTGATCCTGCACCTTCATGGCGGCGAAAAGGGCTTGATCCAGTCAACCGACGCCACGGCCCGGGGCATCGCCAGCCTGCTGGGGCAGTCCACGCTGCCCGTCGCCCTGGACGAGCTGGAACCAGGTGATGCCGGATCGACCAAAGAGCGCGACATCATTCAGACCGCCCGTGTGGCGGCCTCTGGCGGCCGATGGGCGCGCGGGTCCAGCGATCAGAAGGGATCGACCGGCCAGCTGCGCAGCACCTTCCTGTTCAGCTCGATCCTGATCCCCGGCGTGCTGAAGTCCCAGGACCTGCAGCGCATCATTGTCCTCAACCTGACCCCGCTGCCCGAGGGTGCGGTGCCGCCGGATATGAGGGCCGAGACGTGGCGCAAGCGCGGAGCTGCGATCAAGCGACTGATCCTTGACCGATGGCCGACCTGGGCGGCGCGCCTCGATCTGTGGCGCGAAAGCCTGGCTGCCCATGGTGTTGCAGGCCGAGATGCCGATAACTGGGGCACGACGCTGGCCATGGCCCAGATGATCCAGGCCGAAGAGATGCCCCAGCCCGATGCGATGGACGGCTGGTGCGGGAAGATCGCCAAGGCGATCAGAGGCAGTCGATCGGAAAGTGGCAGCGACGCCGACGAGGTGTTGATGCACCTGATGACCCAAAGGATCGACGTCTTCCGCAAAGGCCAGATGTATACCGTCGCGCAATGGCTCATGGTGGCGGCTGCCGCCCCCGATGCCCCCGCTGGCCTGTTGGACGGCTATGCAATCGAGACCGAGGCGGGCCGAGAGCAGCGTGCCAAGGCCGCGAATGCCCTGCTGGCACCCTATATGCTGCGGATCGTGCGCGAGGCTGGCCAGGAGCCGCGCCTCTTTGTGGGCAACGCCAAGGCGCAGCCGATCCTTGACCTGTTCCGAGATACGCAATGGGCAGGCGGTGCCTGGTCCCAAAGCCTCGAGCGCGTCAAGGGTGCCCAGCGATCATCTGTCGCCCGCACGCTGGCTGGTGTTGCGTCCCGAGGCATCGAGATCCCGTTGTCGGCCATGCCTAGCATCGCCGCCTTCCCGGTGACCAGGTCGAGCGGGACGGTGCATCCGATGGCGGCTGACTTCCAGGCGGAGGACTTCGCATGACCGCGCGCGCCACGTTTGCCTTCCAGGGCCTGTCGGGTCGTGCTATGCTCATCCCTGACCCACCAGGCGCCTTTATTGACACGCGCCAAGGGTCAGGGCCACGACGCCACGACAGGGCCACGACAGCACCCACGACGGCAAATCTGCAAGGCGGGGCAAGGGGTTACACCCTTCCACGACGCCACGACAGCATTTTGCCGCCCCCTCACGTGTGCGCATGTGCGCGCGCACATGCATGTGGATATGTCTTGTTGTGGTGTCGTAGTGTCGTAGTGATAGCTAAGGCATTGGCCAATAAGGAAAAAAGCCACGACAAAGCCCACGACAGGGCCACGACGGCTGTCGTGGGCTTTGTCAACCCCTTGAAATCGTTCGAAAAGGGGGGGATTTGACCATGGCGAAGGGGTCGAACTTCGACGAGCTGGCGCGGGATGCGGTCGCGCGGATCGAAAAGGCCCGCGAGGCGGGCGAGCAGCTGACCTTCCTGCCCGACGAGCCGGCGCCGGGCGAGACCGAGCGCGCCAAGCGCGGCAAGGGCCGTGCCAACTCCCAGCTGCGCGACTGGCTGGCCGCCCGGGGCCTGCGGATGCCCGAGGATGTCCTGGTCGAGATGGCGGGCATGGCCTCGACCGAGGATGCCTTCCTGACGGCCATGGCGCGGACCGAGCAGCTGCTGGCCTGGGCCGAGGCCGGGGCCACCGGCTACAAGGGCAGCCCGGCGGCGCCCTCGATGGCCCAGCGGCTGGCCGCCTTCCAGTTCGTCTTCACGGCCCAGCTGCGGGCGGCCGAGGCCATGCTGCCCTATGTGGCGGCCAAGGTGACGCCGGATGTGGCGGTGACCATGCCGGTGCAGGTCGTGCAGATGCCCGCGCCCCCGGCGGCGGCGGGCTCGACCAGGGCGGATCTGGCGCGCGATGTGACGCCGCAGCCGGTGCGGATCGGCCCGCCGCCGCTGCCCGGCCAAATCCAGCAAAATCAAAAGGTTAGCGCGGCAGGTTCCGAGCGTTCGGACGCTGATATTCGGACGGATGGGGTAAAGCGTTGAAAGATAAGGGCAAAACCGCAATGCGGAAACAGATGGGAAATCTTCTGTCGGATCGGATCGGCGGCCTCGACCTGGCCTCGATCGAGATCCCGGCACCCCCCTCCCCCCTCCCTTCCAGGCTGACCACCCCCCCCTTCCGCGCCGCCCTCGGGCGCCCGGCGGCGACCCCCCGGGGGGGGGCCATCGCGCGTCAGGTCCTGCCCCTGGCTGTGACCCCATACACCGATTTTCGGGCCGACGAGGTTCTGGCATGAGCGCGAACCTTGACGCGGGCAATCGGGGTCAGGGGGGGGAGGGCCGCGCCTTGGGCGAGGGGCCCGCGGGGCCCGGGGCTTTGGCGCAGCTGGGTGCGGCCGAAGCGGTGTTGAGCCTGGCCGCGGGTGCGGACGTTGTCAACCTGCCATCTGCGCAGGAGTTCACTTTCCCTGGGCCCATCGCCGAGGCCCTGTATTGGTCGGACGCCGACGTGCTGGGCATCCAGGGGCCGGTGGGGTCGGGCAAGACGACCACGGTTCTGAAGTCGCGCCTGCGCCGCGCCGTGATGATGCCCCGGTCGGTCAAGGACGGCTGGCGGCGCTACAAGCTGCTGACCGTGCGTGAGACCTATCGGCAGCTCTGGTCGACCACGATCCCATCCTATCTGGAGAGCTTTCCCAAGACGATGGGCACCTGGTCGGGCGGGCGGGGCGACCCCGTCACCCATGTGATCGAGTTCGAGGACCAGGACGGCCCGATCGAGATGCGGACCGAGTTCATGGCCTTTGGCGATGACATCATCGCCTCGATGCGCGGCATTCAGACGACCGACCTGTGGCTGAACGAAGCCGACACCAACCCGGTCGAGATCCTGAACGCCGGGATCGGGCGGATCGACCGCTGGCCCGGCAAGTCGCATTTCGAGGGCTATGCCCCCGAGTTCCAGACCTATGGCCAGATCATCTGCGACTTCAACGCGCCCGATGAGGACAACTGGACCTTCCGCGTCTATCACGACGAAGACGAGCGCCGCCGCATGGCCGAGGCCCTGACCGCCAGCCTGCCGCCGGGGTCCAAGCCCATCCGCATCGAGTTCTATAACCAGCCCGGCTATGGCCAGCCCGGCTGCGAGAACATGCAGAACCTGTCGGCCACCTATTACCCCCGCCAGGTCGCCACCCTGAAGCTGTCGGGCCGCGGCGACATGCTGGACCGGCTGATCTACAACAAGGTCGTCTATCTGAAGGCCGGCGATCCCGTCTTCAGCCGCGAGTTCAACCGGCGCATCCACGTCGCGCCCGAGACGATCCAGGCCGAGCGGGATTTGCCGCTGCTGGTCGGCCTGGACCAGGGCTTCAAGGGTGCGGCCGTGGTGGGCCAATACCTGGAACCCGGGCTGTGGCGCATCCTGGCCGAGCTGCACTTTCCGAAAGAGCGCCTGATGGCGGCCGAGTTCGGGCGGCGCCTGGCCGAGCTGATCGAAAAGCGCTGGCCCGGCCACACGGTCGAAGCTGCCTATGGCGACATGGCGGGCGAACATGGCGCCAGCCAGGCCGCCGACGAAAACGCGACCTGGAACAAGCTGGTGAGCAAGGCGGCGGGCTTCCGCGTCCGGCCGCAGCGGATCGGCACCAACCGCATTCAGCCGCGCCTCGAGGCGATCCGCGCGCCCCTGGAGTTCATGCACGGCGGCCAGCCCGGTCTGCTGATCGACCCGTCCTGCCGGTTCCTGATCCGCGGGTTCGAAGCCCGCTATGTCTGGGCCGAAGAGGTCGATGCATCGGGCGACAAGCGCAAGGTGCCGGACAAGAGCCTGACCGAGGCCAACGTCATGGACGCGCTGCAATACCTGACCCTGTCGCGGCACATGGCCAATGGCCTGTCCGCCAACTCTTTCCCGCGCGGGTCGCGCGGGGATGCCCCCGGGGATGATCGCCCCGGGGCTGCGCCTGCCGGCGGGCTGAACACCGGCTACGACCCTTTGAACCCCTATGGAGGTTGAGCCCATGGCCACCAAGATGAAGACCGACGCCGCGCCTGTCGCGGCCCCGTCGGAAGAGACCGAAGCCGATGCGGCTGCGTCGGTGGAAGTCGGCGCAGGGCCGGAGGCGGGCGCTGAAGCGGCGGCGCCCGTGGCGACGGAAGAAGTGACCCCGCAGCTGATCGAGGATGCGATCGACGCCGAGGCCGATGGCGCTGTGTCGGCCGAGCCCGGGCCGGGGCATGAAACGGACGAGCTGGAGGTGCCCTCGACCGAGGCCGGGGCGGCCACGAACGCCGACACCATGCAGGGCGGCGATCCCGATCTGGCCCAGGCGACGGCCACCGATGTGGCGCAGCCCATCCACCAGCCGAGCGCCATCCGCATTGCCATCCAGGCGATCGAGAGCCGCAACAACGACTGGCAGTCCGAGCAGCTGCTGGACGAGCTGGTCGGGATGGGGGCCGAGATCCCGTTTTCGATCGAGCGGGGGACGGAGGCCACGATGGCGTTGTTCGGCATCGAGGTCACGTCGCACCTGGGGCGTGAGTTCCTGCTGAACTACTGGGCCGCCCAGGCCCGGCAGGCGCTGCTGGGGAGGGCCGCGTGATGGACAATTCCCAAGGCCTGGGCGCTGCCATGGAGGCCTCGAGCCAACGCGAGCGCGCGGAAAAGCTGGAGGGCCGGCTGCACAAGTTGGAAGGCCAGCCGCATCACATCCTGCAGTTCTTCGCCTACGCGCATCTGCCGCCCCACTTGCAGGCAGTGTCCCAGCCCTTCGCCGAGCTTGCGAACAAGCTGGTCCTGGATCTGCCCCGCAACCCCGAGCTGACCGTTGCCCTGCGCAAACTGCTGGAAGCCAAGGACGCCGCCGTGCGGGCCCTAGTCGCGAAGGAGGTGCGCTGATGCCGCAATTTCGCAAGAGGCCGGTGGTCATCGACGCTAACCTCTACAACGGTCGCAATTTCATCCAGCTGGTGGAATGGGCCTTCGGCGGCTTGGACAAAGCCCCTGACGGCAAGTGCTTCTGGCAGCACGCCGATGGTTCTCTGGTCATCCCGACCCTCGAGGGCGATCACAAGGCCACAGCGGGCGACTGGATTATCAAAGGCGTGAAGGGCGAGTTCTACCCCTGCAAGCCTGACATCTTCGCCGCGACCTACGAGGCTGCCTGACCATGGCGGCGGTGACCCTTCATCCGTTCCACCATGTCGCGGCGACCGAGGTCTTTCGCGGCCTCGATCCCTGGGACGAGGCCGAAGCCGAGGTTGCGCTGGGAGTGGCCTTGCCGCCCGAGCGCATGGCCGAGGCCTGGGGACAGCTGGCCGACCTGTCCTTTTACCAGGCCATTGCCGCCTGGCGGGGGCAGCCCTTCGCCGTCTTCAGCCTGTCGTCGGCCGGGATGGCGGGCAATGCCAGCGCGGCGCTGATGGCCCGGGATCACCGCCGCTTTCGCCGCCCCCTGGCCGAGCTGGCCCTGCGCATCCGGGCCGAAATGCCCGGGTTCGCGGCAAGTCTGAACATCAACCGGATCGAGGCCCGCAGCTGGGCCCCGCATCCTTCGGCCCCGCGCATCCTGAAGGCGCTGGGGTTCGTGCCCGAATGCGACGTGCCCGGCCTTGGTGCCGATGGTCTTAGCACCTTCCGGCAATGGGCCTGGCTGGCGCCGCATTGCCGCCCCGCCAACGCGATCTTCACCCCCTTGAAAAGGATCTGACCCATGTGTCTTCGTGCCCCGAAAGTGACCATGTCGCCCCTGGCTGCCACGCCGGTGGCCGCCTATGACAACGCCCAGGCGCAGGCCCAGGCCGATATGGAGGGCCGTCTGCGCCGGATGCGCGCCGGCGCCGCCGCCGACATCCTGACCAGCCCTCTGGGCATCCCCTCGGGCAGGGCCGCACGCCCGTCGACCCCGATCCTGGGCGGGGTGGCGCAATGAACGCCCTGACCAGCACCAGCGCCTTCACCGAGGCCGAGCGCCGCTGGGGCGAGCTGAAGTCGGCCCGGACCGCCCACGAGGCCGACTGGACCGACATCGCCCGGCTGATGCGCCCGCAGCGCCGGGGCTTCACCGGCGACCGCACGCCCGATGCAGCCATGGAGAAGCCCTTGTCCAGCCTGCCCATCATGGCCCAGGAAAACTTCTCGGCCGGGCTTTACGGCACCCTGACGAACCCGGCCAACAAGTGGTTCAGCTTCGAAACCGGCGACACGGCGCGCGACAGCTGGCACGAGAACCGCACCTGGCTGGATCTGGTCACCAACATCGTGCTGCGGTCGTTTCAGCCGACCGTCTCGCCCTTCTACAACTCGACCCACCAGCTGTTCGGTGATCTGGCCACCTTCGGAAACGGCGCGCATTACGACGAGCTGGTGGCGGCCGAGAAGAAGATCCTGGACGTGACGATCAGCCTGTCGGAGATCGTGGTGGACATCGACGGCTTTGGTCGCGTGTCCGAGGCGGTGCGGAAGTTCCGCATGAAGGCCCGGGCGGCGGTGTCGATGTTCGGCCCCGGTCTGTTGCCGCCCAAGGTGGTCGAGATGGCCGAGAAGGGCGACCAGACGCTGATCACCTTCTTTCACCACGTCCTGCGCAACGTGGCCTTCCGCAAGGGCCGCCTGGGGCCCGCCGGCAAGGAATGGTCCAGCACCTATTCCTGCGAGATCGCCCGCGCCCTGGTGCGGCAGTCGGGCTATGCCGAGATGCCCTTCTTTGTCGCGCGCTGGTCGGTCGATACTGGCGATACCTGGGGCACCGGCCCGGGCTTTGTCGCCCTGGCCAACAGCCGCGTCCTGACCCAGATGACGGCCGCCACCCTGCGCCGCGCCCAGAAGGAGGCCGACCCGACCTTGCTGGCCCCGGACAAGGGCGACTGGCCCCTGAACGGCCGGGCCCGCCCGGGGTCCGTGATCTATGGAGGCACGAACATGCAGGGCAATCAGATGATCCGGCCTTTGGAGATCGGTGGCCAGTTCAGCCTGACCCTGGAAGAGCGCACCCAGGT